GGTTCCTTCAAATTTTGGTCTTTCAGGAACTCCTTTGAATGAAGCAATTGTTACACTTCATCATCTACTTCCTGAATTCATTAAAGAAACTGGTGTGGATAAAGTCAATACTGTATTTCTTACCGATGGTGAATCTAATGGAATTGGTGCAACAGTTAGGATGTCTGAAAAGTATTATCCTAACGGTGAATTAGGTAGAGTGTATGTCAGAACTGGATGTCAACTAAGAGATCCTAAACTAGGACGCACCTATAAAAACTTCAATGATTATGCGTGGGAAGATAGTGTGACAGGAATTCTTCTTACTAATCTTAAAAATAATTTTCCACAAGTGAACTTCATCTCTTATCGTATTCTTGAAGGTCGTGATGTCACTCAATTCTTTAATTATTATAAAGGAAATTACCATGAGATTGATAAGAAACGTTGGTCAAAAGAGAGATGTGCTGTTGTAAATACTGCTGGTTTTGATATCATGTATGTTCTTGCCTCAACGTCACTAAATCAATCTGATGAATTTGACGTTGATGATGGTGCTACTAATGCTCAAATTCGTGCAGCATTCAGGAAATCTCTAAAGTCAAAATCAACAAACAATAAAATTCTATCGTCCTTTGCTACTATGGTCGCATAGTAAACTGTCACAGGGCAGAGTGACTCTGCCCCACTCTGCCCTTATACTAATCACATCAACACCACACAACACTATGACTCGTCAATCACAAGTAGACATGATTCAACTCTTTAATTTTCTAGAGGAGAACTTTGGAACTGAGGTTGGCACTGATGCTATTAAAGCAGGTGCTGATCACATCGGGTATTCATATGCCACGGTTGTCAACCGTATGGAACCCTACAAAACTGGTCGTGGCAAATGGAACCTGACCATTGAAGAAACACGTGAGCAACTTGAAGAAATAGTTCATCAAGAATTTTTTGTTCCTGAAAAGGATGAGACCTTTGTTCCTTTCGGAAACTTTGCTGATGTGAAAAAGATTATTAAATCACGTTTATTCTATCCAGCATTCATTACTGGTATGTCTGGTAATGGTAAAACTCTGTCTGTTGAGCAGGCATGTGCTTCTCTAAATAGAGAGATGATTCGAGTGAACATCACCATTGAAACTGACGAGGATGATCTTATTGGTGGTTTCCGTTTGGTTGACGGTAACACTGCTTGGCATAATGGTCCAGTCATCGAAGCTTTGGAACGTGGAGCAATACTTCTTTTAGATGAAGTTGACCTTGCTAGTAATAAAATTCTATGTCTTCAGTCCATACTAGAAGGTAAAGGTGTCTTCTTGAAGAAGATTGGAAAGCATGTTATGCCTGCTGCTGGATTCAATGTCATCGCTACTGCCAACACTAAGGGAAAGGGTTCTGACGATGGTCGTTTCATTGGTACTAATATTCTCAATGAAGCATTTCTTGAGAGATTCCCTGTAACCTTTGAACAGGAATATCCAAGTACGGTTACTGAGAGGAAAATTCTTGAAGGCAATGCTCTTGATCTTGGAGTTGAAGATCGTGAATTCTGTAAGCACTTGGTTGATTGGGCAAGTATCATTCGTAAGACATTCTATGATGGTGGTATTGATGAGATCATCTCTACTCGCCGTCTGGTCCATATCATTCGTGCTTACAGCATCTTTAATGATAAGGCAAAGGCAATTCAAGTTTGTTTAAATCGTTTTGATGATGAGACCAAGCAGTCCTTCATGGAACTCTATGACAAGGTTGATGCTGATGTCAACATTGAGGTTGACGAAAATGAAAATCTCTGATAGTATGGTGTATGGTTAATTCTTGGTCCCTACTTTATGATGAACTTAACATGACTGACATTCTACCCAAATCTCAAAACCCCAATCGGTTTAAGTACAATGAGGAAGAGATCCTTAAAGAACTGATTGATTACATCTCTGCCACATACAACGCTCATTACTCTGCTGGTAATGATAAGATTCAGACACTAGATCTGATTGATGCTTGTGGAGATGCAGAAGCATTTTGCAGAAGCAACATTCTCAAGTATGCCTCTCGCTATGATAAGAAAGGCACTGCTCGTCGTGACATAATCAAGATCATGCATTATGCAGTTCTTCTTATGCACTTCAGCGACAAGTCCAAGCAACGTGAAACCTATCCTCAGTAATTATGAACGTATCTGACCGTACAAAATTCATCCTTAAGAATTTTTCTACGATTAACAATTCGATCTACATCAAACCTGGATCTAAAATTGCAACCATTTCGGTAACTAAAAATGTGTTTGCTAAGGCAGAAGTTTCTGAACAATTTCCAGAAGCATTTGCCATCTATGATCTTGGTCAGTTCATTAATGGTTGGGATCTTTTTGATCAGTCAAAAGATATTGACTTTGAATTCAATAATGATTCTTACCTTACAATCAAATCAGGAAGGAGCAAACTTAAGTACTTCTACTGTGACCCTGAGGTTTTAGTTCTACCTCCTGATAAAGAATTAGATCTACCAGAAACCCAGTTCACATTTAACTTGACCAATGAAGTTCTTGAGTCCTTACTCAAGTCATCTAGGGTTCTCCATCTTCCTGATCTATGTCTTGAATCGACAGGTGACGATGTTCATATTGTTGTGAAGGATAAGGACAATGAGACATCTAATACAATCTCTCATACAGTAGGAAAATCTGATGTTCCCTTCTGCTTTAAGTTCAAGATGGAAACCATTAAGATTATTCCTGGTGACTATACTGTTGATGTTTGCACCAGAGCAGCAAAATTCTCCAGGTTAATTACTTCAGCAGATCCTTTGAGTAAACTGGAATATTTTATTGCACTAGAACCTGATTCTGAATACGGAGTTTGATTCAATGTCTCGTAATGATTTTGTCTGGGTTGAAAAATACCGACCCAGAAATATTGATGAGTGTATTCTTCCTCAAGGTACAAAGGATACATTCAATGAATTCCTAAAGCAGGGACAGATTCCTAATCTCTTACTGTATGGAACCGCTGGTATCGGTAAAACTACTGTCGCAAAAGCACTCTGCGAACAATTGGGTGCTGATTATATTCTTATTAATGGATCCGATGAAGGACGTGCAATTGATACAATACGAAATAAGGTCAAAGATTTTGCCTCGACCTTATCATTATCTGGTAAATCAGCACACAAAGTCGTCATTGTTGACGAAGCTGACAACACAACCTCAGATGTACAACTCGCCTTACGGGCGAACATTGAGGCATTTTATGGTAACTGTAGGTTTATTTTCACCTGTAACTACAAAAACAAACTCATCGAACCCTTGCACTCCCGATGTGCAGTTGTCGATTTCTCCATCCCAGGAAAAGAAAAGAAACAATTGGCAGGAACCTTCTACGACCGTCTCAGGTTTATACTTGAGAAAGAAGGCGTACAATATGATCCAAAGGTTCTTCCCCAATTAATTCTTAAATTCTTCCCTGACTGGCGTCGTACTCTTAACGAGTGCCAACGCTATTCAGCGAGTGGTGTAATTGATAGTGGTATTCTTTCTACGTTGTCTGATGTCAAGTTTGGAGAACTGACTCAAGCACTTAAAGGAAAGAAATTTACTACTGTTAAAAGTTGGGTATCGTCTAACCTAGACAACGAACCTTCTCATATCTTCAGGTCAATTTACGATAATCTTTATACGTATCTTGAACCTCAAACTATTCCTCAAGCGGTATTGATCATTGGTAAGTATCAATACCAATCTGCTTTTGTTGCAGATCAGGAAATTAATCTACTTGCCGCTTTAACTGAAATGATGGTGGAGTGCCAATTCAAATGAATATTGATTGGGGTCTTTTTGACTGGGAAGAAATCTTTGGAACCGCTGTTGCTTGTGAAGGTTTGAAGAGAGCACAAGTCCGAGGTCTTCGTACTGAAATTGTTGAACTTGCTATTGAAAAGTATAGTGGTAAACAATTGAAGTACGTTGGCATGAATGATAAACTTGGTCATGATTTTTTGACTAATGATCCTTTGCCTTTGATACAAGTTGAATGCAAGATGCAAGACAAAATGTTTCAACCAATAGCAAAGAAAACAAGACCAATCATTTTGAAAAACTTTGCAGGTAATTCAAAAGATACGATTGAAAAGAAATTTGATTATATGCTTATGTTAGATCCTGTTAGAATGCAAGTAGGTTATTGTACTTTTGAAGACAGTATTAAAGAACATAAAATTCAAAGTTCTAATGTGAGTGTGCAAGTAGATCATTCTCACATTACTTGGGTTTGCTCTGGAATTATTCCAAAGCAAAAACCAGAAATAGCAAAAGCACTTACTACTCTTCTTACGGATCTTATTTGATGGCAAAATTTAAAACACCCTTGAGGTATCCTGGAGGTAAATCTAGAGCGATCAATTTCTTAGATCAACATCTCCCACAGTTTGACAAGTATAATGAACCATTCCTAGGTGGTGGTTCATTAGCACTCCACGTAACCCAGACCCGTCCTAGAACTGATGTATGGGTCAATGACTTGTACTATCCTTTGTATTGTTTCTGGCGGTCTCTACAATCCCAAGGAGATCGTCTTGCCCATGATCTACGGGAGTTGAAGACAGAACTTGGTGAGAGTTTTGATACACACCGAGAAGCATATAACAATGCAAAAGATGCATTGGTAGGGAATGATGAATACAAGATTGGATTTAATTTCTATGTTGTAAACAAATGTTCCTTTAGTGGTCTTACTGAATCTTCTTCTTTCAGTAGGCAAGCATCACAACAAAACTTTACCTTTAGAGGTATAGACAAACTTCCATATATTGCTGAAATTATTCAGTGTTGGACTATTACTAATAGAGATTATTCAGATCTTCTTTATGGTGATGATGCATTTGTCTTTTTAGATCCTCCTTACGATATTAAAGATAATCTTTATGGGAAGAGAGGATCAATGCATAAAGGTTTTGATCATGAATTGTTTGCTGCTCAATGCAATAATTCTGAACAAACCTGTATGATTACTTACAACTCTGACATGTTTGTTAAAGAAAGATTTCCTGAGTGGACTGCTAAGGAATGGGATCTTACTTACACTATGAGATCAACAACTACCTACACCCGTGATCAAAAGAAACGTAAAGAACTTCTTTTAACTAATTATGAGCAAGTACAACCATCCCTTGACGGATTACTTAAAGACGATTAATGAGACCAAAAACAATTTGATGGACGGTGATGATCCAGGATGGGAAAAAGAATACCCGTCTTGGGTCATCACTAAATGTTTGTCACATCATTATGATACTGTGCTACTTGCGAATGAGATGAATCTTAACTCGCAACTCCCTAGTAAACTACAATACGATTTTTATATAAATATCGTTAGGAAGAGAAAGCGTTTCTCGCCCTGGGATAAGAAAGTAAAACTAGATGATCTTGAGTGTATCAAAGAATACTATAACTATAGTACCGAGAAAGCACAGGCAACTCTAAAGATACTAAATACAAATCAAATTGAGTTTATTAAATTGAAATTAAATCGTGGAGGAAAAGCATAATGTCTCAAGTTGCCGAAG